CCGCTGCCCATGAAGGGGTCTAGGATTTTTTGTTCAGTCAATGAACCAAGACGAATTAATTTTTCCATTAATAAAATTGGCTTTTCATTTGGATGTGGTGTTATTTTGTGACCCGAGCTTTCTAAAAAAAAAGATTGTTTATCTTTCATTTCACCATGTAATTTACCTTTGCCAAAACCGTGAATTACATATTCAACATCCGGCAAATATTTGTTATTGCACGTTGGGACTGGATTTGGCTTTGCCCATGTAATTAAATTCCATCGTTGTTTTTTTGTGGCAATTTCCAAAAGCTCTGGCAATTGAAGTCTTGAGCAAAAAACAAACCAATTTTCAAATGCCGCCAAAAAATCATAGCTTACGCCGTCATCGGTGAAGCCACCTGTATCAACAAGGTGCAAACGATTGCCAAAAGCCCCTCCGCCTTTACCTGCGTGTATCAGATAAGGCGGATCAGTAATAATAGCATCAACCTTTTCAATCATAGGCAGAATATCCATGCAATCGCCTAAGTACAGTGTTGCATCACCAATAATGACTTTTTTCATTCCCATGTCCTTTTCAAAATTCTAAAAAATTTACCGTCTTTTTTGTATTCAATACTGGAAGGCGGTGTTCCAAGATTCATCAGGTCTGCAATGTCGGTCAGCATTTCATTTGATGTGAGTTGCATTGGGACTTTGGCACTTGAGGCCATTGTGGATAATAATCGCATGGATTTGTCACCCGCATAACCATCATGCGCTACCGCCAAATATTCTGTTATTGGCGGGTCACTTAGGCCACCATAATAAGTACAGGCCAGCATTTCTTTGCCACTTGCGCGGCTTAAGTGCTTGCGCCAACTCCACGAGGTCACGTCCAGATCAAGCCCTTCCAGTCCCATAATGTCATCATGTCGCAGGGACATGGATTTTGCTACTGGCTCAGGAAAAGCAGCGCCACATGCAGGGCAGACTTGAATAGAAATGGCGCACAATTCACCGCACGTTTCGCATACTTTTATTGGTGCTTCACCATCACCTGAACTGCCCTTCTTAGGCGGTTGCACGTTGGTGATTGGCCCGTGTGTTTGCACTACGCCAGCAAAGTCCAGCACCATGCAATGATCAGTATGGCTCTTGGGGCGCAAACCACGTCCAGCCATTTGCACATAAAGACTGGCACTCATTGTGGGGCGCATCATGGCAATCAGATCAATGTCTGGGTAGTCAAACCCGGTGGTCAGCACGTTGGCATTTGTGAGTGCCCGAATCTTGCCAGCTTTAAAGTCAGCCAGCATTTGTGCCCGTTCTTTCTTTGGCGTATCCCCGGTCACACAATCAGCCACCACACCATAATCATTAAGTACAGCAGAAACGTGTTGCGCGTGCTTCACGCCAGTACAAAAGAATAACCAAGCCTTACGGTCTCCCGCCAACTTCATCACCTCACGCACCACGGCGCTATTCAGATCGTCATTGTCCACTGCTGCCTGCAACTCAGACTCAATAAATTCACCGCCACGTTTATGCACGCCAGAGGTGTCCAGCTTGGACTTCGTAACCTTTGATCGCAGCGTGGCAAGGTGGCCTTTAAATATCAATTCCTCAATACTCACAGGCTCTAGAAGCGCATCAAATAGGGCAGGCTTATCGGTTATCAAGCCATGTCCCAAACGATACGGTGTCGCCGTTAAACCAATCACCCGCATGGCTGGATTAATCAGCAACAACTCAGACAGCAGCGTGCGATAACCCCCCTCATTTTTGTGAGATACCAAGTGGCATTCATCAATGATGCACAGATCAATATGGCCCAACTCTTTTGACTTGGTGCGTACCGACTGGATTCCAGCAAAGGTAATCGGTTCACCCAGTTGGCGTTTACCAATACTGGCGCTGTAAATGCCCATGGGCGCACCGGGCCAATGCTCACGCATCTTTTGTGCGTTCTGCTCAATTAATTCTTTGACGTGCGTGAGCATCAAGACTTGGGTGTCAGGCCAGTTCTGTAGCGCATCCTTACACAGTGCCGCCACAATGTGAGACTTGCCTGACCCGGTGGGCAAAACAAGACATGGGTTGCCTTGGTTGCCAGCCTCAAACCATGCGTAGAGTTGATCTATGGTGCGTTGTTGGTAGTCACGAAGCATTATTTACAATCTCTTTAATTTGATCTAATTTTGTTTGTAGATCAACTTTGTCATATAAATTATTTCGATAAACTTCTAAATGTTTATCTATTTTTAATTCCAATTCTGTAATTCTGGCTTGCAACATTTCATTCTTACGTTGCAAAGTTTTTATAGTGGGTGAAGTCATCCCACAATCCTTCCATCAAATTGCAACCTTAAAGCATTGAGTTGTTCATCACCGCCAGCACAAGCAGAAGCATTGGCTAATAATTCGGCACTTCCGTAAACCCCTTCGGCTGGGGCGCCATTGGCTACTTTTTGGCCTTCAATTTCGTAGATAGCAGTCCACTGGTCAGGGCCATCTAAGCGTTTCCACGGCACTAGGTCAGGATGTAAAACGTGACTCTCGCAACCATTATGTTGAGCCTCGACCGGAATCACATCGTCCCATTTTGCACAGTGCCAAGTTGAATCACTTAACGGCGTGGCGTGGGCACAGGTGCGGCAATTGACGTGCTCGGTAGTTTGGGTTTTGTGGCAAAACTCATGCGCTGAACAAAACTTACATTCAAACCAATCGGCGCGGGTGCTCAGTGGCTCAGGCATTCGGTCAGACAATGTAATGCGGTGGGCACGTTCAATGGCTTTGGTTGCCACCTCCGGCACATACTCAACACGCTCTGTATAAATGCGGTCATCATCTTTGCAGACTGCTAAATACAAAGCTCGATTAATGCGTGTCCCGTGCATATAAACTTGCATTTGGACATAGTGCAAAGGTTTGGATTTCTGCACGCCATTTTTCTCTACATCTTCAAACGATTTCTTGGCGTGCGTTTTAAACTCAGCAACATGGCGTGTCTTTGGCGCTTCGGGAACGCCACCTTCTATGATGCCATCCAGCGATCCAGAAACGTGAGAACCAAAGTCAACCCGGCTCTGTTTTCCTGTCGTGCTACGAATGTCAATCCCGATAGCGCGAAGGTCACTCACAATAATAGATTCCTCATTGTGACCCCGGCGAAACAAGCGCAAGATGCGACCTGTGAATTGCTCCTGTACTGCCCAACGAAATGACAGCCACAGTTTGCGGTCACAGGGATCGCCAAGCATTGACGCACCTAAGTGACCACGGGGCAATTCTTTGCGTTTTTCATGCGCCTGATCTATGAGATTGGCGATGGTGTTGGTTGGTTCTGGAATTTTCATTTTATGTACTTCATTTGAACCATAAATAAAAACCATGCAAGATGCCAATGGGAAACATAAGAGCGCCAGCAATTAAGAAACCCCAAAGTGATTGAGCGAAGCAGGTGAAAATATGTGTGAGCCAAGCTGCAAAACACATTAAGCCAAGAATTTGATACATTGTTTTGTCCTTAAAAGATGGGGTACTCACCACATAAAGTTTTCCCCCAAAAACTATCTTATTTCTTGCCCCAAGGTGGAGCAGCTTTTGTTGGTGAACCTGAAGCGGCGGCAGGAGGCATTGCGGAAGCACCGCCAGCAATGGCTTTGAAACCTTTGACCTCGTTGCTGTCTCCGTATTCCTCACTGCGTTTCACATCCAGTTTAATTGAGATATTGCCACCAATAAGTTGGTCAGTGTCGGTGACTTTTGCCAGACCGATAGCACGCATGATTTCCCCCAATTGCTGGCGTCCGATTTCTTCGGCCTTCACGTTGGGGTTCTTGATGTTTAGATTGCCAAACACAATGCGTCCCTGAAATGATGGGCCTGTAATGGTGTACTTTACGGCAATATATTGGCCAGTTCCAGCTTTGGTATTTTTGATGTCTGCGCCTGTAATCGACGCGGTGTACCAGCCAGCGGGAAGTGGCTCAAAATTATTGGTGGAAACTGGGAGGTCAGAAGCGGAGAATGATTGATCTAAAAAAGCCATGATGTTATTCCTTAATAGTGATTGAAAAAGAGGGGCGACCGGGTGTCGCAGTAATTGCATCCATCAATGGACGCGTGATTGATTCATCGGCAGATTTCCAAGCAGTTGCATTGATTTCCGGTGTCCACCGAAAAAGTCTTGCAAGGTGATCGGATAATCCAAATTCAGCGGCAAGCTCTTGAACTTTTTCGCTGTCAACTTTGCGAGTAATTCGGTTAACAATTTTGATCTTGTATATTCCGTCATCTTCATTTTGTGTACCTTCCATTTGGTTGGAGATTTTGTAGAACGCGATCATTTCATCTTCAATTTCGCGGCGTAAACGGATGGCTCTCGTTTCAACTTCTTTGGCGTCAGCCCATTGTCTTGCTAAGCTCATGACCGACTCGCAATCTTTGCAATGATGTCGCCAAGGTTTGGCGCTTCCCAAGGGGATAACTTACCGCTACGATCTTTGGCTAACCAAAGGCCATCACTGTCGCACATAAGCGCACGCTGTGTGATTCCTTCGGCATCCTTCTCGACTCGGAGCGCCAAGACTTCATCAAAGAAATAAGGCAAAGCCTGTCCTGTCTTGTTACCCGGCATAGAAGGTGCATACAGAATGCGCCCTGCCTCATCTTGTGATTTCTCACACTTGGCGGTCATGTAAATGTGCTTACCGGGTAAGTCACGAAAAGCGCGAATGAGGTCAAACATTTGTTCCTGCATAGCACCATAAGCAGCGCGTGGGTCTTTATTGGATTTCTTTTCAGAATTCAAAACCACTTCACCGATCTCTGAAATGCTATCAAGGGCGATACTTTCAAAGTGCTTGGCCTCTTCGCTTTCTGTAAGCCATTCGTAAGCCTCCATTAAAGTCGCCATACTGGTTACTTCAATATAAGGCAGGTTCGCGTCTTGGATTGAAAGGAGACCGCCTTCAGCAGACAATACCAACGGGGTTGGAAGTGTCTTAATGAGTGAAGTCTTACCTGCACCAGCTTGCCCGTACACCAGCAGCTTGACGCCATTGGCGGATAGACCGCCTGTAGTTTTTAAATTGATAGCCATTCGGCTCTCCTATTTTTTGCGCCACTGTCAGGAAATCTGTTTGTGGCGTGACTGAAGTTTAAACCATAAATAGGGTATAGTTCAAGCACTACCGCAAATATATTTTCAAAGGTGCACATTATGATGACTATTGAGCAAATCAAACAACGGCTGGAAGATGCCAATTTAAAGAGGGTCGCTGAAAATGCAGGTATTCATCCGGCCACCGTTTATCGTTTCATGCAAGAGGAATCAAAACCTTTATATGAGACAGTGAAATCCTTGAGTGATTACCTTTTGCAAAAAGAGGCTACACAGAATGGCTGATCTGACCAAGGTTTTAAATGGCCCTTGGGAGCCAGCACCAGAAAAAAGAGTGGCACCGCCTGACACACAATTGATTGATGCAATGCGTGCGGCTGGCTTGGAACCACCAGAAACGATTCAAATGGATGGCAAAATACATCGGTTTCGTTCAGGCACAAAAGGCTCTCCGGGCCATGGTGATAAGCCGGGTTGGTATTTGATTTTTGGTGATGGCATACCAGCAGGGCGCTTTGGTTGCTGGCGTTTGGGGATGGAGGTGACATGGCGTGCTGATGTTGGTCGTAAATTGACCGATTTTGAGGAAATGGCACACGCTCGACGCATTAATGAAGCCAAAGTTTTGCGTGATGCAGCTCAAGAGCGCCAGCATCAGGTGGCCATTGAAACAGTTGAAAAAATATGGTTGAGTGGTGTTGCCGCCCATCCCGATCATCCCTATTTGAAACGCAAAGGCATTCAAACCCATGGAGCCAGAACCACAGGGGATGGGCGTTTAATGGTTCCTTTGTATGACAAAGATGGAACATTAAACACGCTGCAATATATTGATGAAGATGGTGGCAAACTTTATCACCCGGGCGGTAAATCAGGAGGCAAATTCTGGATGTTGGGAACCATGGATGAAATAGGTACTTTATATGTGGCAGAAGGTTTTGCTACAGCAGCCACTATTCATGAAACCACTAGCCGCCCATGTGTCGTGGCTTATAGTGCCAGCAGTATTGTTCCAGTTACCGCCAGTTTGCGTGAAATGTATGGCATTGAACAAGATATTGTGATTGTTGCCGATCATGACAAGCATGGAGTTGGGCAACGTTATGCGGATCAAGCCAGTGCTAAATTTGGCGCTAGAGTTGTAATGCCGCCAATTGAAGGCATGGATGCAAATGATTATTTGCAAGCCGGAAATAATTTGTCAGCGTTGCTTATTCAGCCAACAGGAACCGCTGTACTTGATAAGCTGAAAGTAGTTTTTGGAGATCAACTTGGCAGCGAATACGAAGCCCCTGATGAATTAGTTGAAGGTCTTATGACCATTGGTAGTTCAATCGTGGTGTATGGCGATAGCAACTCTGGCAAAACATTTTGGGCTTTATCAGTAGCGACTGCTATTGCCACAGGCACTGATTGCTATGGAAAAAAGACTGATTCAGGTTTGGTCGTGTATCTTGCGAGTGAATCACCTTCTAGTATTCGATCAAGGATGCAAGCGATTAAAAAGTTTTATGGTTGCAATCTTGAGAATCTTGCCATGATTCCTGTGCCCATGAATTTTTATAATGGAGATCAAGATGCACATGATGTGATTGAATTGGTGCGTGCCATTGAACAAATCAAAGGCAAACCAGTGCGATTAATCATTGGTGATACTTTGGCCCGAATGAGCGCAGGGGCGAATGAAAATAGCGGTGAAGACATGGGGCCAGTGATGGCACGTTTTGACCAAGTGGCAACCGCCACAGGCGCTGCGTTAATGATTATTCACCACAATGGTAAAGACACAGCCAAAGGAGCACGCGGCTGGTCTGGCATTCGTGCTCATATTGATACTGAGATTGAAGTTACTGAAAAAGATGGAATCAGATCAGTGACTGTCACTAAACAGCGAGAACTTCCAAGCAAAGGAGACACCATTTATTTCAAATTAGAAGTTATTGAAATGGGCACGACTAAGTTTGGCGGGGCTGCGACAACGTGTGTAGCTGTTCAAGATACTGAATCTGAAAATACATCACCACACAAAAAACCAAGCAAACATGATGAAAATACGAGGCTTTTAGAACGTGCTTGGTGGGATAGTGATACAGAGATTCGTAATGGTTTACCATACCTTAGTCGTTCAGGATTAGAGCATTTTTTAACTAAGAATGGGTTTGCCTCTCGCACAGCAAAGAATAAAACAGAGGCTTCAAGACCCGAAGGTTTGATTCTTCCCATGCTGAATGCGGGGGCTTTAGAGACTCATGAACATGGTTGGATTTTTACCAATGAAGCCCAATCCAGTGCTATGTTGATGCAAAAAAAGGGTGGGGATTAGTCCCCCTAGTTCCCCTAGACTCCCCTAGGGTGTTCAGGGGGATTAGGGGCAAAAGCCTGTCACAGTCCCCCTCCCCTCCCCTAAAGCCTATAGGCTAGGGGAAGGGGGGGGAAACAGGATGCGGAAATTTTTGGGTTAAGTTTTAATAAAAGAAGGAATATATGAAATGAAAGCAAACGATAAACAGGTGGGTGGTAAGCATTACAAACAGATGGGCGTTGAGCCTTGGGATGTGGTGGATACATGGCCTATCGAGCAACAGATTGGGTACTACCGAGGCAATGCGTTGAAGTACATCATGCGTATGGGTGCAAAGGATACGGCGAATCAAGAGGCGGGTAAGGCGGGGCATTATGTGCAGAAGCTAATTGAGGTCTTGGAGATTCGTCATGCCAGTAACGCCAACTCATAATCATTGTGCAATGTATGGGTGCAAAGAACCTAAGTCCAAGTTGAATAGTTATTGCATGGCGCATGGAGGTAAAGAGAACAGCTTTGTGCGTCAGAGTGACAGTATGTATAGGACACCAGTATGGCGAAGCATTAGAAGGCGTCAGATGAGCCTACAGCCGCTTTGTCAGGCCTGCCTATGCCGTGGCATTGTTTGCTCTGCTTGGGCCGTGGATCATGTGTTTCCTTGGCGCTCAGTGGGTGGTGAAGCGTTCACCCACAATATCTTTCAGAGTTTGTGCCAGCCATGTCATAGTCATAAGACAGGACTGGAACGCCATGGGATATGCGAGCAATATGATGGGGTAGTCAAGCAGCACTCTATCGACGATTATTCCTACGCAATGCTTAATCAATCATAAGGATCGGTCGCTTTTTGACCCATTTGGGGGGATTTGTCGGAGAAACTTAAATTTTTTAGGTATGCTAAAGAG